ATCCTTTGACAGACATTTTTGTCTATTCGTTAGATAAAAAAATTCCGTTTAGGCAATTTTTAGTAAAAGAAGAAAAGCTATTTGAGTCACCAGAGTCAGATAGGCATGTTCTAATAAAAGCAATATCAGATTGTATCACCAGTTGTTCTTTGGGTAAAGTAGATGGAGCTACTTTGCCTATCTTTGACTTACAGAACATATGGATTCAACTATCTAAAATATCAGAAATACCACTTCCAGATTGGTCATTCATGTGCGGTGAATGTGGAGAGTATAATGAACAATCAATCAGTTATGATGACTTTGGATGGAAACTAACTGAGTACCACACAAATATACTTACACTAAGAGATGATTTGATAGTAAAAATGAGATATCCTACCGCTGGTGAATTGTTTGAATTTGATAAAGAAACAATACCCTATTATGATATCGCTGCTACATGCATCGACTCAGTTAAGATAAAGGGGGAAAAGGTAGAAGATATATCAGAAGAAGAGAAGATAGAATTTATTGAAACTTTGACAAGTGCAGAGTTTGAAATTATAACATTATTTTTTGCATCGATGCCTGTGGTGCAAAATGTAATAGAGTTTGAATGTGGAAAATGTGGAACTGAAAATGAAGCAGTAATGAATGGATTTTTCGGTGAATCAGAATAGGTTTTGGAGGATAATATGGCACTACCACAAACTGAACATCCGCTGATAGATGTTCATATACACTCTCTCAACAAGAGTGTAAAATTCAGACCTTTCCTAGTAAAAGAAGAGAAGTTGCTTGTTTTAGCAAATGAAACTAAAGACCAAGACGAAATGATTAGAGCCACACAACAAGTGGTAACCAATTGTTCTTTTGGTAAAGTACAGGGAGATGAACTCCCTATATTCGACATGCAAAAAATCTTTTTGGAATTAAGGAAGGTCTCAGTATCAGACACAGTAGACATAAGGTTACTATGTGGGCATTGTGAAGCACCAATAGATATTCAAATATCATTGGATACCTTTAAACTTCATGAAACAGAAGGACACGCGATGGACTTTCAAATTGCTGAGGACATATCAGTAAAAATGAGATATCCTAATGCTAAAGAACTTACTGCTCTGGGACAATCAGAGACAGAGGGTGACATTTATAAAGTCGCTGAAACTTGTATAGAAACTGTTTTCTATGGAGATGCAATCATTGAATTTAAAGAACTGAAGGAAGAGGAAAGAAGTGATTTCATTGACAACCTAACTTCAGAACAGTTTGCACACATTAAAAACTTTTTTGAGTCAATGCCAGTAATAGAAAACCATGTCGAATATAAATGCAACAAGTGTGAAAAAGACAATGTTGCATACTTAAATGGATATTACGATTTTTTCGTATAAGCCTTTTTCACGAAAATTTAGAAAATTATTTTAAAACTAACTTTCTACTTATGCAAGAACATAAATATAGTTTAACAGAAATAGAGAGTTGGGTTCCGTGGGAAAGGCAAGTATATATTTCAATGTTGGTTCAACATTTAAAGAAGAAAGCGGACTCAATAAAAAATAACAAATGGAGATAATTAAATGGCATTCTTTGTACCCGCTTTAATGGGAGCAGCCAGAGTAGGAATGGGTCTTTTGGGACGGACGGCTGGGGTAGCAAAATCTGGACTGAGAGCTGCGGGCTCTATGGGTAAAGGTGCGATTGGATATGGGGCTGCCAGAGCAGCTTTCGGTGGTGGCGGTAGTAATCAAACTGCTGTGCCTTCTTCAAATGAACAATCAATGGATAATGTTATTCCGTTTCCATCAGCTGCTGGTGGTGGAAGAAGAGGTGGAGGAGGTTCAGGCGGAGTATCAACTGCTCAAGCTACTTCCGCGTTACAAGATGGGGATTCAGCGAATCCAACAGTCAATGCTTTAAATGATATAAGAGAAGTTCTAGTAAACATAAAAGGTGATACCGCTACGATAGCAATGGGGTTCAGCGGTAAGACAGCAGAATCGCCAGACGAAAACAAATTAAATGCAATGTTTGGTGGAAAGGGTAAGGGTAGTGGAATACCCAGCGGAAGTGCTGGATTAGGAGCAGCTGCTGGTGGATTAGCTGCTCTGACTGCTATGGGTCTATTTGGTGGCGGTGAGAAAACAGACGAAGAAAAACTGAAAGAGGTATCTGGAAAACTTGAAGATGGCGTAGATAACTTTACTGAAAAACTAACTCAATCATTAATAACACAAGGTAATAAATTAATTGCTGCCAAATCTCTAATCGGTGGAGGTATAGATGCAGCTAAAACTGGATTGAAAACTGCTGGTTCAATGATAAAGAATAAAATTACTGGAGCACCAACGCCTGGCATTGATAAGGCTGGTGCGCCCGCGATAGACAGTTCCAAGGTTGTTGGTACTGACCCTCAAGGTAGAAATGTAGTGCAATCGCAAAAAGGTAATTTTACTGTACAAGGTGCGGATGGTAAACCAACTACGAATATGGTCAAACCAGAAAATATTAAAGGTGCAAAAGTCGGTATTGATGGAGCTAAAAACGCAAAAACGGCAGGCAAGTCAGCAGGAAAATTAGCAAAAACTGGTAAGTTAGCAACTTCATTGATGAAAAATATCGGTAAGTATGGTATCAAACAAATACCTCTCGTGGGTGCAGCTGCTGGTCTTGGAATGGCAGCATGGAGATTAATCAAAGGGGATAAAGCAGGGGCAGCCGCAGAACTGGCGGGTGTCGCGTTAGTTGGGCCAGTTGGTGGTGTAACAATAGACGCTGGTCTTCTTGCTAGAGATATGTACAACGATGTTTATGGTGACCCAGAAAGTGATGATATGACAAAAAGATTCCCCCATGATACAGACGCGGCCACAGAAGGTTCTGGTTACGGAGAAAAATTTAAAGCTATCAAAGATTATGTGACAGGTAAACTTAAAGAAATGAAAGAGAACTTTGGTAAAAGTGAAATGGAAAAACCAACAGATGCAAGACCAACATCAGATGATCAGGGTTATTTTCAGTCCGATGAATCATTCGCAAACGAACAAAAAGAATGGGATGAAAAATGGGGCGCCACACACAATGAAGATGGAAGTCTAAAAGCGGCACCACCAGAAATGGAAATTACAGAAACTTCTGGTGATGATTTATTAGGACAATCCACACCAGCAGAAACAGAAGGTGGTTCTATAACAATTGATTCAGCATCCAATCAAGTAGCAGATGCTCAAGCAAAAGCAAGTGAAGAAAAGGCAATGCAAACTGCAGCTCTATCAAGTGGGCCACTCGCAGACCTTTCAAAAGTAGTAAGTGGACTTGGTGGAAAAGTAGAATACTTACCTGTGTTAGTATCAGATAAGTCGGTTGTAGATGCTGAAGTTAATAGTCTTATGGTTCAAAAGAACAGTTAAGTTTTTTCTGGATATATCCATCAACATGGTTTAGGATAAAACTCTCTCTTCTTTCCATATGTGTTTGTGTCTGAAAATCATCCCAAGTAACACTAGGGTCAATAAAGAACTTATCATACATGAATGGGTCTAATATATTCTTTAGTTTTGCCTGACTAAACTCTTCCACGCAGAACTTAAAACATTCATACATGGTAGAGTAGTCATTTTCCCACATAATGTACTCGCCAGAGGTCGCCACATAGTCGTAGAGGTCTTTATAGAACGGATTGATACTCATGTCCCACTTTATATCATCTTTGGGGAATTTACCCTCTCTATAACCGTAATCTTTCCAATTTAAATCAAATTCTGAACTATGATTAAGAGATGGTTTACCTAGTAACTTAATCATCAATATATTCATATGATAACTCTGGTCTGCCCAGTATTCAGAACACCATTTTACTGTATCGCGTAGACTATCAATGGTTTCATATGGAAGTCCAGATATTAGTGATATGTGACCTTTATAGAATCCAGCATTCTTCTGAAAGTATTCCTTAACTTCTAATAGTCCATCCTGTATCCTACCAGTATTCATCCCCTTACCAACAGATTTAGCTGCCTTGTGGTTCATACTTTCAATACCATAGAAATGAGATGTAATTCCCATCTTGATTAGGTTATCCCAATCTTTAGGACGCGAAGCGATTAAATCACCACGAATATACGCGGTCATCTTTGGTTGGAATGGAAGTTTTTCTATTACATTAGCAAACTTCTCAATCTTCTGTGGACTATCATTGAATGTTTCATCTAGGACAATATAATGTTCTGTTCCCCACTTATCATAATTCTCTAACATCTCATCATAGACGCTTTCTGCTGTACGAGAGTAATCACCCTTGACACCTAGTATTGGGAAACTACAGAACTTACATTTAAACTTACACCCACGGGCAAACTCCAAAAGAAGTATTTCTCTTGGGTTCATAAAATCGGTTTCTTGATATGATACTGTTAAGTCATCTCTGGGGAAAGACTTGTAATTAACATATGCATTAATTATATTATTGAAGTGTATTGGTTCTGGGCCACCATCGAAATGTTTCATCAATTCCAACATGGCATTTTCACCATAACCATAGACATACCAATCCATGTCCAGACTACGCATACTTTCATTTTGACTACCAGCGACACGCGGTATATCTGGATATTCCTGTTTTAACCATTCAACCAGTTCTTTAACAACTGGACTATCTAAAAAGAATGTAGAACCAAACCCAAAGAACTTGCAATTCTCTGCTCTAGGTTTAATGTATTCTTTTAATTGTTCTATTTTCCATCTGTGGACATAATCTATTACATCTATACTATAACCATTCTGCCTCAAAAAAGTGGCAATCTTGTGTCCGCCTGAACTTCTTCTTATTGAGATGTTTCTTGAATCTTCTTTATGAATTGACCCAGCAAAGTCTTCTAGTTGTCCACCAAATATAATTCCATCCATAATTTTCGCCATAAAAAAAGGGGCGACACTATTTATGCCGCCCCTCGCATAACTAAGCTGAGATATTAACTATCGTCAGCAAGTTTTGCAAAGTACGACATTGCATCGTCATCACTATCTGAACCATTGGAGACTACCTTTGCTTCAGCGTTTTTGTTAACAAACAAGTCATCTTCAATGTCGCCTGTTTGGGCTGCGACAGTTGAAGCAGTGGGAACCTTGCTTGCGCCTTGAAGAACCATACCCAATTTGGATTTAAGGTCTTCATAAGACTTGAAGTTAGATGGGTCTACAATCTCTGCAAGAGAGTATTGTTTCGCCCAAATTGCCTCAATTTCATCATCAGCGGCAACTGGTGATGGAGCAGACTCAAACTCCGACTTGTCATAGTTTCGGAATCCCTCAACTTGACGAATCTTCAGTTTGAAGTTTCTGCCTTCCCAGAAATCAAAAGGATTTACTGGAGTTTCATCTTCAAATTCTGGCTTTAACAAGTCTTGAATTTTGTCGAAGATTTTTTTACCATAACGATAAAGGTATACATTACCTTCATTTTCTGGATTTGATGGGTCTTTCACAACAATAATGTTGGAATAAAAAGACTGCCTACGCTTTTGTTTGCGAGCAATGTCTTTGTTAGACTCAACTCCGCTATTCCACAATTCGCTGTTCAATTCAGAAACAGGGTCTTGTTGTCCTAGAGTTGTGAGAGAATTCTCGATGTACCACTTCCCAGTAGGCCCTTGGAATCCATGTGTCCAGAGTCTTGCCCAATATTGGTCTTCACCTTTTGCTGGGGGCAAAAATCGGATTACTGCATAACCATTTCCAGCTTGGTCAACAGTTGGTTTCCATTCCCTACCATCGTCATTAGACTCGGTGGTAGTTGTAGACATCTTCTCAACTTGGTTAAGAAGGGTGTCAAAGTTGCCACGCGACTTGCGTAGCTCTTCTATACTATTAAACGACATATATTTCTCCTTGTGCGTTATATTGGTTTATGTTTGCGTTGTATTTTACTTTTTTTATCTAAGGCGTCCAAAAACTCCTCAGACTCATAAATGTCCTCATTATACACGAGATGTTTGTATTTGTCAAGTCTAGTTTTATCTTCACTAGGTACTCTTCTCATACGCTTCTCATCATCATGAGGATGTAGTTTCCTACTCATTATGTACACTCCTATTTATACAGGTTAGTGAGTAAGTGTTTTAGCAACTTCTCTCATAGAGTCAGTCACCTTAACAAACGGGCGATACTTTTTCACTAGTAGTACAACATCTTCTAACAAGATATCATCCGTTTCTTCTACGAAATTAAAAATCTTATCTAATATAACAAGAGTTTCAATTTCGATCATTGTACCAAAGTATAGACGAAAAGTCAAGCCCTGTTTTCCATTTTTTTCAAAAAAAGCGCCAACTTTTTGTTTTTCCATCTCTAGTACTATCTTAGAGACATCTCTTTTAAAGAGATATTCCCTTTGATTCTTTTTTACCTTCCAATCTTCGTATCGTTTGGATGCCTGTATATCAAACAATCCACCCCATCGTTCTCCAGATACAAAGTTTGCGACTAAGAAATCTATTATTTCTTCGCGTTTATAATCCCTAGCAAGTTTCTTTATAGATACCATGTCCTTTCTTTTCTTGAAAGTTTCTGGTTTTACTCTAACCTTACCCTTATACTTCACTACATCATATGACTTAGTAGTAAAATGAAGTTTAATCGCTAGGTACAGTTTATAAACTTCATAGGGTTCAATCATATGGGTAACTTACAAGACTTTTGTCCCTTAACCAAGTTAAGTCCAATTGCTTCTGCTTTGATTTTTTCTTTTAGAGATGATGTGAGTAATTTTTTAACACTCTCTATCTCTATTTCATTCCTTCCACAATATTCCACTAGTACATCAATATAATTCCCAGCAGATACAGCTTTTCTTTCTATGTGTTGAGAGAACTCAGCGGATGTATGAAATTCTTTCGTAACCATGAATACATCGCTAACCTTCTCTTCTTTTTCTGTGTCATTGTCCACTATCAATTTTGGCATATTTTCGTTCCACATTCCTCAAATCCTTGTTTACATTTTTTAAAATCCGTTCTTCCTCATAATCACTTTTCCATTTCATAATATAACTAATAACATCATATTGCGGTTCAATATATGGACTTTCACATTCAGTTACTTCTGCCTCACCCTTCTTGTCAAATTCATGAACAATAGAGTGACCAAATGCCTTTGCTATATCCGATATACTAACTGGATTCCCAGAACCAAGATGTACATTTTTTGGTTTATTTTTTGTTGTTAACAACTTTAATATACCATCGATTACATCATGGATATGCGTGAAGTCTCTTTCCTTTTTCCCACTACCAAATATCCTTAAAGGATTATCTTCCTCTATGCATTTTTTAAATGCTCGGATTACCGTACTATGTTCTCCATAGTCAGCTTCTCTCGGCCCATACACATTATAGAAATATAACATATGGTATTCCAAGTTAAATTGTTTGCGGTAAAGTTCTAGTAACTCCTCATTTATACACTTTGAAAATGTATAAGGATTATCATGATGGTGAAGAAACTGAGTACTTGAAGAGGCAGCGAAAAACAAGGGTATTCGTTCTCTTCGTGCATACTCAGCAACGACCATTGTTGAATTAAAGTTATTTGTGATAGTCCCAAATGGGTCAGTCTGTGATAACCTAATTCTAGGCGTGGCGGCTAGGTGAAATATTGCGTCAAACTTTCCAACTGGAATTGCTGATGCAACATCTTGATGTAGATACTTCACATTCGGACTATTTTCGACTTTGAATTTACCTTTCCTCATATCGTCAATGACAAGAACATTCTGCCCATGTAAGAGTAATGCTTCTGTCAGATGGGAACCAATAAATCCGCACCCACCTGTAACGATAAAGTTATGTACTTTCTCAGTCATGATATACCGTATAAAAAATGTGACTATCTATTTTTGTTGTCATAGCCATGTGTTGTGCCCATGCTGGTTCCACATAATCCGCGTGATAAAACAAACTACCATTTGTATTATCTTCGTATCTTTCATACCAAACATCAATAGCCAATTCAACGATTTCTTCATATGATGTGAAATCTCGTACTATGTCGGACTTACCGTCACAGTACCAACTAAATTGACAACTATGTCTGATTGGAACCAACTCATTTTCATCTCTCCAAGACGGTCTATGTTTGCCTTGATAGACAACACCACAGATTGTGTCTGGATATGTTTCATGTTTAACACGATTAAGGGTAACGAAAGCAACTGCAATTTTACCTTCAGAGCTTTCGCCCCTAGCTTCGTGATAAATGTTAATTGCGAGACAAGCAACTTCCTCTTGATCAATGAACTTTACTGGTTCATGGATATGGATGTCCTTGTCGTAATAGTTATCAGCACTAGCGGGCCACAATACAAGCGACACCGCTGCCAAGGCTGTTAAAAACCAAGTGTACATAATGTACTAGATTAGAATGGTATCTTGTCAAACAATGTGTCAAGAAAATCCAACCAACCTTTGCGGTCTTTAATCCATGCTCCAATTACTATCCCAATAACGAGTCCTGTAATTAACCACATATCTTCTCCTCCTTCTCTTTGAGAATTTGTTAGGACAGTATTCTGGTGCTAGGAACTGTCCGAAACCCCGAGCGATTTTACGCCGCTAAAGCGTAATCCTCATAAGCAGTATTATTTTCTGCATTTATAGTTTTGTTGCACTTACGGTAGCTTCCTCTCCGAACTCTCCACGCACCTATTAAGTTCCAGTCGATCCTAATCGCCCCCATCAAAAAAAGACTAAGTAAATGATTCCAGAAACTAAAGTGATGTCTGCAATGATACTCCAAAGAATATACATTCTTAACATCCATTTTCCAGCACCGTTTACCATAACTAATCTCCTTTTGGTGGAGGCGGAGGGAATCGCACCCTCGTCCTGTAAACCCTTCGACTTGTTTCATCGAGTTAAGTTATTTATAATACTATAAGATGGGCCAAAAGTCAAGCGTTATTTTCGTACAAATCTCGACATTCTAGCAAGTAATCTGTGTAATTATCACGATGTTCTATGAACAATTGTGGTTCTTCATTCGCCACACCAATAATAATTACTGATTGTGTGATAGGTATTCCTGTTCTTTCCTCAAACATGACGGCATAACCAGCACATTGAGCAAAATAGTTCTTTATATATGATTTAGTTTTCGGTTTAGCAGAGGTCTTAAAGTCAATAATAGACAATTTTCCCTCAAATTCAGCGATACAATCCGCTTGTCCAGCCAACCTTAGATGGTCGCTGTACAAAAATTGTTCAATCGCGTGTATGTTATTTATCTTATCAAGGTAAAGGCGCATGTTATCGAACATATCTGTCTCTACAAAGGACAACATTTCAGTATCAAGTTCCTTATTATTAAGATAATCCTCACAAACACCATGAATTTTGGTTCCACGAACAGATGATTGACGCGATATTTTGTTCGCCTCTTGTTCTCCTACCTTTTTTCTCCACGCTTTTATAGCGGGTTTTATCTTATAACCAAGAACGGTGGTGATAGAGGGATATCTATCACCATTTTCCGTTACATATGTCCTTTTTCCTTCATAATTTTCCCTCATGAGCTGGGGAAAGGCGTGTTTTTCTTCAATATGTGTAAACATTACGAAATTTCCTATTATTATGTGACCATTATACTAGCCTTTGAAGCAAATGTCAAGTCCCATATTGCTCTTCATAGCGGATTCTTGCGACTAAATACTCTTTTACTAGGTCAGAACGCACGATATCATCCTCATTGAACTCAAACATCCTAAATGAAGGCATATTCTCAGCAATTACCATGAATTTCTGCAATCCACTCATATCACCTTTCTTATATAGGTCAGTTTGGCGGAAATCTCCACAGAATAGTATCTTGGAATTGTGTCCTACGCGAGTTATAATAGAGTTAATTTC